AAGGGCCTTCTTTTGCGGGAGAGAATGGCCATAGGTTACGAACCTTTTGTACGATTCCTTCTACTGTACCTATAATTTTATTTTTCATGGCTAGTAACCCGTCAATAGCACTTTGGATAATGGCTTTACCAGAATCGTAAAGGTCGATTCCTCCAAAGAAGCTTAGGATTTTATTTCCGATTTCTTTAACCTTGTTAAATGCATCATTCATCTTTTCTCTAACCGCATTTACAATGTCAGTGAATTTGCTTTTAACCGTACTTACAATGTTGCTTATTGCTGAAGAAATATTGGATTTAATGTTATTCCATCCAGAACGAATATTACTTTTTATATTTGACATAGCGTTGGAAATATTGGATTTTAAATTATTCCATCCTTGTCGTACATTCGAAACGATAGAACTTATCGCATTACTAATCCACGATTTAATGCTATTCCATATATTACTCAAGAAGTTACCGATTGCGCTAAATACTTTTTTAGTTGTTGCCCATATTTTATCCCAGTTTTTAATAACAATAGTTGCTAACAAAATAACTGCTTGAACTGCTATTCCTATTGGTCCAGTTGCGAATCTTAACAATGCACTTCCTATTCTTAGAATGAAAGGTATTGCCTTGGAGATAGCTCCTCCAATACCACTAATTATGGTTGAGCCAAAACTCAATATTTTAGGGATAATCGTTATTATTCTAGCTTGAAGCGTTTGAAAAGCAGTAGTAAATACCAATTTAAAATTATTAAATAAGGGAATAACTCTTGTAATTACACTTGCTATTTTTCCACCTAAACCAGAAAATGTTGAACCCAGTAATAAAATAACCGGTGTTAGCGCTTGAAAAGCACCTAACGCCATAGCACCGAATGCAATCATTTTCCCTAACCATGGATGCGCTTCTAACATTCTGCTAGTCCATGAGAAGAAAGAGTTTGCTAACTCCAATACTTTTTGTCCAATTGGAGCTATGGATATACCAAAGTTAACAAGCGTTGTTACCAGGCTACCCATTAAACTCATAACAGTAGGTGCATTTTCTCGAATGTAACCAATAAACTTCTGAAACTGTTGATTTTCAGATAAGGATTGCCCCCATTCTTTAAACTTAGCCGTTAAATTTTGCAATCCGGACATCATATCAGATGCTAGTGGCCCGAATGCAGTAAACATTCCAACTAAACCACCTGTGATATTTTTTACGATTGCCCATAGTTTAGGACCATTTTCTTTTAGATAGTTAATGAAACTTTGTAATTCAGTAGAGTTTTTAACCCGTTCTGTAAAACTAGCAAATGATTCTCCCATACCTTTAAATCCATTGGACATGAAACTAGTTAACGGACCGAAAGCAACAGTAAGATTCATGAATCCTTTTATTAATCCACTGACACCTTTTACAACGTCGCTTAATATAGGTGCAGCATTTTTATTTAAATATCCAAAGAATTCTTTTGCACTCTTAGAATCCGTGAACTTAGTAAAGTCCTTGGATAAATCTGCTACTGTTTTAGCCACATTTTTAAACATGGGATTTAAGGATTTTAAAGCCTTATTAACTGCTTCCATGGCATTGCCAAATGAAACTGCTACTTCTGGGGCAATAGTCTTTTGTACTTTTTCCCATTGTTTTTTAAGACCTTTTAATTGTTTGGCTGCTTTTTTATTCTCTTTTGTCGCTTCTGCTTCACCGTCTATAATTTTTTGTATAGTTGGAATAGCGGCAGCACCAAAACCTAACGCTGCTCCTCCTGCAATTCCAAAAGATGCGGCCAAAGCAACGGCATTACTTCCTGCAACGGCAATCATCGGGCCTAGTGTTCCAAGCAATCCAACAGCAGAAGATAGGATAGGAATCATTGACGGACTTACCATTAACAAACTTCCACCAAGCATATTGGATGCTACCGTTCCTATTGAGCGTATGGTATTCGCCAACCTATCCATCTTTCCCTGGAAGTCTTGTATTCGTTTTTCTGCTTGTTTGGTAATAACCGATATTTTTAATTTAGTATTTTTAGGCAGACTTCTAATTGTTTTACCTACTTCTGCCATTTTTCTTCGATATTCACTTATTTTAGCGCCTACTATAGCGTTTAATCGTTCGTTCAAGGGTTAACCTCCCTTCGGAATAAAAGTAGGCTTAAATCCTTTAAATTTGCTGTTCAAATCAATTATTCTTTCAATGTTCTTATCTGACCCATTTATGCCTATTTCAAGATTCCTTCTAGCCTGTTTTGCATTGAATATTTTTCTTTCATTGGCTCGTTTTGCATGTTGGGCATATCGATTAGCCATCGCTGTCTTAGCCATCAACTCGAATTCATCTATCCGATGAAGATGTGCGCCTTTGATAAAGGCTTCATACTCTTTTGGAGTCCAGGATAAAATAAGTTCCGGATCATAAACCTTTAAATAATGCGCTGCATCTGTAAAAATCTCATCGTAATCTATCGGCTTGGGTTTAGTTCCTTTCTTTTCTCGATGAACATTTCCTTCGCTACTTGTGCTTGCTCCCTCTCGTCCTCGTCCTTCGCTAACTTGTCTATCAAGTCTAAGTTCTTCCAGAATTCTCTTAGTTGTAGTTTGAAAAAACCCGAGTTATCAATCGCTTGGAATGCTTCTTTAAACAATTGTTCTGCTGCATCCTCATCCTTTTCAATGATTTCCGTTAATGCATCCTCAATCGCTTCTACGGTAGGCTGTTTCTTTTTATAATGAGCTGTTGCACAATCCCAAAAAGCAGATAAAGCACTAATCTTATAACTCATTAAATCTTGGTAAATCTTTTCAAGACCTGTGTACTCTTGCTTTTCGTCTTTGTATTTTTCGTTTGCTTTACGTTCAAACTTAAAGTTTGTTTTAGCTTCATACTGTTCACCATTAATCTCTAAATAAGCCATTTAATAAACCCTCCTAATTTAAGTAAAATAAAAAGAGACTGGTAAAATACCAATCTCTTATGCTGTAGCACCTGTTTCTCCCGGAGTTTCAAATTCATAATTAGCCTTTGAAGTTGCCCCTTCTGGAAGTGTAGTTAGAACTCCAGGTACGGATTCACCCTCTACTTGTAAGGTTGCGGATACTTCTTCAAAGTTATCTCCCGGGGTAGAAACTTCAACAGATTCTACCAGGCAATAAGCAAACACTGCGTCATAAGTACCCTCTGCGTTAGCTACCAAATCAACTTCCCACACTTTTAACTTTTTCTTTTGTCTAATAGCATTTAAAACAGCCTTTTGTCCTGGATCACCTTTCACTCCATAAGCCGTTAGTTCAAATGACTCACTGTTTTGTCCGTAAGCTAAGATACGACCCATTTTAGAAGTCTCATCTATCAATTCATTTTCGATAGAGTGAGTACCTTCTGTTTGTTCAGCTACAACAAGACCTACATCGCCTATCGTCGCATCTACTGGCTGTACTAAAAGAATCGTGTCTTTACCGTTTTTTAGCATTCCATTACCTCCTATTTTTCAATATAAAAGCGAACGTTTAGCACTCCCTGATAAGGAAAGCCAACGTCCGCTGGTGGTATTACTCTCATATTTGGTTCAATATTAAATCTGTTAACTGTAAAACCTTCTACCTTCCAAGGTTCTTTTGTTAAGGCTTGTACCATTAAATTTAAAATCTCCATAGTCTCTTTCTTACCCCTATAGTCACTATAACAATGTAATGTCCAAGGGATATTCTCTCTATAGCTTAATTTAGTCTCAAATGGACTTACCGTAGGATTTCCAATAACTACATAAGGGAAAGGTGTATCTTGTGGTACAAAGTCGAATACGCCTGTTATTTTAGAATTTAAAGCTGTGTTATTATTTAAGCGAGAAAATATCGCTTGTTGTAATGGCCATAGGGCAGTTTGGATTGTCATAACATCACCCTAACTTGTTCATTTCACGTTCAAAGTACCTGCTACCTGCTTCAATGGCAGGCGTCCAATAAGGTTGTGCTTTCATCCCACGGGTATAAACAAAACGACCTAATTTTTCAGACCAATAAACCCAAGGATCTTTTCTGCCGTTTCCTTTTTTGGCATAGATTCCCGTACCGTATTCTACATAAATTCCGTATGCGGCGCCTACAATAATTTCAGCAGATAATCCTTTATTCCAATACCTAATTTCTATACTTTTCCTTAAATTACCATCATCCACAGGCGCTAGTGCTTGCGCTTGGCTTTTAATCAGTTGGGCAGTTCCTGCGATAACTCGTTTAACGGCTTTAATATATTCACGTTCAAAACGTTTTATAGTACGTTCAAACTGTCTTATTCCATCCATTTCAATACCGATTTTAATTTTAGCCATTGATTAACCTCAGATTTACTTTCATAATCTCATGTTGACCTCCCTGGTCTAAGGGTTTACTCGCTAACTCATAAGTATCGCCCTCACAAACAACTCGCATTGTTGTTTTTATATCCGTTCGATATGGGTAATACAAGTGACGGTCAAATGGATGTTTCAATTGGTGTGCTTGGAATAATTCGCTTGATTTAGGAGTATCTAAGAAACCTTGAACAATATCATAGGTTGCCCATCCTCCTGGAATCCATCCACCACCACCATCAGATTGTGAAGGGGTTTCTACTTTGAAAATAACTTCATGAGGGAATTCTTCCATCATCTAAACCTCACTTTGCGATAAGGTCTTAGATTAGCTTTAATCTTTTCTGGTAAGTTAGTATCATAGTTGTAGGATACACTTCCCATTTGACGGCTAGAACGTCCTTTACTGTCTAATTTAAACTTAATTGATTCAGCAATAAATATCTTTACCGCTCCTGGTGGATTTTCGGCATCAAACGTATGGTTACAATAATCTTGGGCAAACTCTAAAAGAGCTGGGGTCATTACTTCTAAATAATCATTATGTTTGATTATGTCTATCTCACCAATCATTGCGATTTCATCTTTTAAAGCCATTTAATCACCTACTATGTGGTTTTGTTTTCGTCCTTTTTAGGCTCTTTATAATCTTTTACATAGAAATACCCTTGAGGAATCATAGTACGCTGTACAATGCGTTTATTTTTGTTTTTGTCCTGGACTACAATTTTATTCGTTGCCATCTTCCTCATCATCTCCTGTTAGTAGAGCAATTAACTCGTCTTTAGTTGCGTTTGATTTATATTCGATTTCCTCTTTGTCTAGATAAGCTTTAATGGTTTCTTTATTTACTTTTTCCAATTCCTCTTTTGCCAATAGAGAAAGATCATCTTCAATATCTTCGTTATCAGCATCTACAGGAGTATACCCCATAGGCTTATAAACAACCTCATATGCCTTCTCATAAACTTCTAATTCTTTATCGCCTTTTTTAATTAATATTTTTTCAGACAATACTAATACCTCCTAGAATAGAATAGAATAAGGCGACAAAAAAGCCGCCTTGAATTAAATTGTTGGCGCTACTGGGGTTAATGCAGCAAACGCATCGTCTTTCAACGTCATAAATCCAACATGCATAGTAGCTCGTAAAGCAAACATATCACGTTCAAATAAGTTGAATGGTTCTCCTGTTTCATCCGTGATAGTTGTCAAAGTCGCATCCTCGGAAATCTTATACTCGATGTTTTGAAGAATGCCGTAACGTGCATATTTCCAATCACCGGAAAGAACATGCGCTTTTGTTTGGTCCCAAGATTTACCGTCAGCATATCCAATAGGCAAACCTAATGCTTGAGAAGTTGCTCCTTGACGAGCATCGTTGAAAATTGGATCCCCATTAGCATCTTTTGCACCTCGTAATTTTTGACGGAATTTCTTAATAGTGGTGAACCCGTTAGGGTCTCCATCTCCATCTTCAATTAATCCCATTACCCCGTTTAGCTCATCGTAAAGAGAGCTTAAAGAATTGATTTCTACAGTGTTTCCTGCTGCTTGGATTCGTTCCCACACAGAAGTTCCTGCTTTATACGGAGAATTCACCCCGAATAGTGCTGCTTGGTCAAAAGCAACGTTAAACGCTTCTGCAATTGCAGGCTTCATTTCAGTAAAGAATTGAGGTACTGTGTAACGATAGAATTCTTTAGAAACTGGAAGAATTACACCTAGTTTCTTAGTTTCCATTTCAGCAGTTAACCATTGAGCCTTAGAAGTTTGAATACGTTCTGTTTCTGATACCCAGTAAGCCCCAGGTCCTTCCGCTAGATACGTAAATTTCTTTTTAGGCTTCGTCATAGGCTCATATTGTGCTAGTTGTGCAATGGCACTGTTTTGCATAAATTCTTTCAATACTAGAGTTGCTTGCTCCGTTGGGATTTCCCCAGATACAGCATCTTGCAATAACACGTTATCTGGTGTAGCAAAATGTTGTAGATTCATTTTTAGTTTTGGTTCAAATGTTGCCATTATACATCTCTCCTAATCAATTAATTTGTAATTCTTGCTTGGCTTGCTAATTTGCTTAAATCAATAGGCGTGGATCCAGAACCCCCACCGTTATTTCCTGTTTCAATATCTCGTCCACTGTCTTTAAATTTAGCCTCCACTGCTCTTGTTACAGCAGCATTAAACTCTTCTTCCAACTTACCTAGATTAGAGACGGTTTTTTCTTCGTCATCCCCCACAAAATAATCAATAACCCCTTTTGGTAATGATTTTTCATCAGCAATTTTTAGGGCTTTATTAACTAGAGTTTCACGGTTACGGGCTTTTCGTTCATCCTCGATTTCTTGTCTTAGCTTACGGAGTTCTTTTTGTTCGGGAGTTTCTTCTGGATTCCGTTTCTTCACTTCATCCTCAATCAATTTTTCTAGGTTATTAGCTTTCCAAGTTTCTAGACCTTTTGTAAAATTCTGGTCTAATCTTGGTTGAAGTAGCCTTTTACCTTCCTCTGTCTCAAGGAACCCTTTCACCTTATCCGCAGATACGTCAGAAAGTTCTCCAACAAATGCCTTAACGTCTTCTTTATCCTTGTTATCTTCTAAAAACTTTTTCACTTCTTCTAAAGTCATGTTTTATTCCTCCTAAGCCTTACAGTACTAGCCTATAAGTCTTTAAATTTGGCATAATAAAAAGCCCTGTTTATAACGTCTATTGGCTAAAGACAAAATTAAAAGCCCCTCAGTAATGAGAGACTTTACCTTCTTTCAATCTAGTTATTTCTCTTTCCACGTATTCTAATAAATAATCAATTGGTGTATCGAACACTGCTGTAGGTGGGTGAATCGGAACGAAATAACGATTATCTTTACTAACTACTAAAGCATCGCTTAAAGGGTCGTTACCTAAATACTTATGTTCAACTTCGTACCCTTTCTCTTTCATCTTTTCAGTGAATTCCTTAACATCCATTACATCACCTCACTTATATAATACCACGGTTACCGCACCTGGTAACTAGAAGATATTGGATCACCTAAACCTTTCTTGAGCACGACGTTGCTTTTCAATATTATCGACAACTAAACCCTGCAACTGTCCGCTATCTATTTTAACTTCTGCTTTTAATTCACCTGGTGTATTTTTTCTGTGACCTTTTAATTCTTTAAGGATTTCCTTCAAAGTTTTATCGATTGATTTCAAGTAATACTCTTCACTTTTTGGCATGTAAATCCTCCTTATAATCATCTTCTTTGTAAAAGGCTTGATATTGATTACCGTTAACAACAGCTAAAATAGTTTGGTTTTCTCCATAAAAAATTACTTGATTATCTTCCATTACGATAACTTCTTTTACTTTATCAACTAACAAACTTTCATTTTCATTAAATAAAACTCTATATTTCACTTTCCATACCTCCTATGCAGCATGTTTTTTATACCATTCATCAAAGCTAGTAAAAGGAATTGTAGTAGAAGGTGGTTGGATTTCTCTCCTTGCTGCTTTATATGCTTGTTTATACGTCATACTTTCATCAGACATATACTGTTCAATTCGTTCAGTTAGTTTCTCCTGATACGTCGGATCCATGTAATTTCTTCCTCTACGGTATTCTGGATGCATACCATTGACTTTAGTAATCTTCAAGCATCTGCAATTAATATCCATATGAGGAACGCCCCATAAATGAGGACCTTTTGCTTTCATACCCTTGTAATGGAAAAAACCCTCTGAATCGGTTTCCTTGCCATCTAATGTTCTATGAGACTTTCTTACTCGTAAATCTAAAGCACTCATCCATACTCCTGTTAATTCAACGTATTTAGATGCTTTTTCGTCTGCTTTTAGGCTTGCTATACTTCTTGCTCGGCCTGCTTCTGTTCTAACCACAGTACGTGCTTTTTTTCGGCTAAATTTAACCACATTTTGTAAACGTCTGGCCATTACTGCATAACCTTCTCCAGCTTGAATGCCTTGAGCAATCTCAATGTTAATCTTTCGTATGATCTGGTTGCGATGATCTTCAAAAATGGACGGCAATGTTAATTTAGAAATAGGATTCAAAAGTATCTCTCGAATAACTTCCATCGTTGGAAGAGTAACTCGCATTGAATATCCCGTACTCATCTCGTACAAGTACATATGTCTTAAATAACCCTCTAAATAGATATTCTCCGTTGATTTTTGCAACGTTCTTACTATTTCCTTATAGGCTCCGTTTAACTCTTTATTGATACGGTTTAGTTCTTTATTAAGCCTGTTGTAGCGATTGACATCAGTCCAAGAAATTTCTCCCTCGCCATCAGAATACTTCTCATACATTACGGCTAATTGCCCAAGAATAGTTCGTAAGCGCCTGTTAAATACTTCTTCAATATCTGTTTCTGCTTGTTGGGCTAATCGGTCAAGATGCTGTTCAATCTCTAATTGGTTCATGCTCCAATCACACCGTCACCGCCACAGCTTTGGCATGTGATTTGTTTTCCGGTTTTATCGCTAGTAACTTTTCCATCTCCACCACATTCAGGACAAGTCTTTTCTTCATCGCTTGAACCGGAAGTTGCGCCGCCTAAAGATTCTAAACGGTCTCCAAATTCCTCTTCTTCTTTCTTCATAAGTTCTTTTTCCTTTTCTGGATCCGGAACAAAACTTAACATGCCTAATCGAGTCTCTTCACTCACATGTCCTCGTAAAGCAGAGGTGGTTTCAGCTTCTTCTTTAATGTTTGAAGGAAGGTTACGAGTGTACTGATACTCCATTTCTAAGTAATCATCTTTTTGAACATTGGACTTTTTACTCCAGGCAGAACACAAAACCTTATACTGATATTTTTGTGCTGCGGTCATTTTACGTTCCATCGTTATACACTTATTTTCTAAAGCAAGAAGTTTATATCTCATTGCTACTCCAGTAACTTGTCCTCCAAAAGACTCATCACTGAAATTAACCGATTTTGCAAACCTGAGAATATTTTCTTCCAATCGGTCTAAATGATGTTCGATTAATGCGTCGTTTATATCTTTCGTGAGATACTTTACATCGTCTTTTTCGTCAAATAACTCAAATATTCCAGCTTGTCTCACTCGTTCAAGAGTTTCATCGTCAGCGCCTAGTCCTTTCAAAATTAAATAAGCCAATCGATATTGTTCAATCTCGTTACTTGCATCGGAAATAGTGCGATCGTATGCATCAATAAGCTTTAGAACTTTTTCTGCATCTCCAAGCATCTCCTTGTTATTCGGTACTCCAAATAAAGGGCAGTAATCGAACATGTGCAGTTCTTTATCATCAAATGCTAGTTTCTCTTCTCCTGCACTTGAGAAGTAATAAATAAATCTGTCATCGTAAAACTCAGCTTTTCTTTTAGATACCTTTTGACCATCTTGCCAATCGTATACCTGGTAATAGCGTAAACCAAATTGAGGTTCTGTAATATCTCCATCTGATAGGATGATAGTTTCCCAAGGATTAATATTCTTAATACGCTCTTTTCCTTCTCTATCTACATAAGCAAGCCTGGAAGCATAACCACAAATAGCAGCCATTTTCCCCCATTCGCTATCAGCATCTTCAATGTTGTTGCGTTTATTAAATTCAGTTACTGGCTTTTCAAGCTGCTTTGCTTCACCTACTGAATAAACAATCGGAACTCCAAACATGTAACCTACTTTAGTGTCCACAATATCCGCATCAAAAGCATTATTTAATCGATTATTCACCTTGTTATCAATTCGCTTTACCGCATCCGTCTCAAAATCCTCGTATTCAATCGCTTTACGTTGGAGAATAGGAACGCCTTCTATGGCTGTTTGATAACGCTCATATAATCCTTTCATGCGCTTATGGTCTTGTTCATGGTCCTTAATCATCATTTCAACAATATCTGCTGTAACCTTGTTATTTTTTAATAGATTTATATATGCGTTCATGATACTACCCTCCTTGTAACTCCATGTCCTTTTAAGCTGGCCACCTCGTAATCATCCAGCCCATACCAAATAGCGGAAAAAGTATGCGGATCAATGTTAAATTCATCCTCGATAATGTTTCCTTCTTTATCCACTGCGAAGGTTAAATCTTTCAACTCTCTGATAACGTCCGGGCATTGGTCAGAGCAGATAATCTTACGGAATCTCTTAACCTTTTTCGTATATTGAAGCCTGGAACCCTGGAACTTCTTAGCGCCTTTCATTCTGAATCCTTGCTGTCTGAAATAACGTATGGTTTTTGGTTCTGCACTATCGGCTTTAATTAAAACCTTTTTTAAGTCTTTTAAATCCTCAGCTGTTTTATCGTCTGTCATATCACGTTTGTAATATTGCCAATAGATATAAAGAATCTTCTCCTTATGGTCAATTGCCATTCTCACTAAGGCGTTATAGGAATCAACAAAACCAAAGTCCATTCCATTTTTAAGAATAGGCCCGTTTATAGCGTTGATATCATCCATAACCTTCTCGTGTGACTGTACTTCAAACTGTGGCAATACCAACTTACCATTAACGCCAAAACGACCTTTACGTGCAATTCTGTAAAGATCTGGGTCATGGGTTTTTAAATCCTCTAACTGCTCTATATAACTTTCAGGCAAAAATAAATTATCATCAGCAGTAGAGTGATGATAATACGTGTCGTTTTTTATAATGGTTTTTTGTTTATATAATTCCTCATCATCCAAAGCAAAGAAGTTATTTTGGTCATCTTTGAAAAAGTGTTTATAACTCCAATTCCCTTTGCTTACCGGGTTAGTTGATAGAAGCATATGGAGTTTTAAATTCGGATGCCTTAAACGCCCTAATAACTCTTTAAATCCTTCATATTTCACCTCGGAACACTCTTCAATCCATACAATGGACACGTTGTTAATGGATTTCAGCTTGGCAGGTTTATCCATACCCTTAAAAATGATTTTAGAGCCGTTAGGGAAGCGTATTTGCATTGGAGAGCTAACACATCTAATTTTATTATCAAGCTCTAAATCTGTGATAATTTCCTCTAATAACGAGAAAGTAGAATCTCGATGCGTGTCATAAACCTCTCTTACTACAAGTGCTGTCCTTTTTTCTTCCAACAATTTAAGAATAAGCTTCAAAGCAACATGATAACTTTTACTGGATCCGTAACCGCCAACCAAGAAATAAAACTTATGATTCCAATCAAAGAGAAAGTTTTCAAAGTGCGGGTTTACTTCCTTCTCAATCATAAACTCCTCTTCTGCATAATCGTGTATAGAGTATTCATTTTCGGTTTACATAATGTCCATTTAGGGAAGTACTGTTTTTGTAAACCCCTTGGCACATATGGTTTTGAAAAAACATGAAATTTATCGTTTATGCATGTTTTTATACATTGTTGAAGTACCAACGGTTTCAGCCTATGAAAATAAATTATTTCCCAGAATTTATGCATAAAATCTCACTCTTTTCTCTTAATCATAATTTCAATTGGCCCGTCATTTTCTCCATTGCTTAACTTATCTATTTCAGCTTTCGTCTTATCGATGGTAAGTTGCATTTGCTCTAGTTTTAATCGTCTCTCGTCATCAAGACTTGCCATCTCATCAAATTGCTTAATAGACGATCGTAACTCAGCTAAAGCTTTTGATTGGGCATTTAAGAAGGTTGCATGTTTATCCCAAGCAAATTGTATTTCATATTCTTTTTCCCAACTTGAATCAGATTCCTTTCGCTTTTTAAGAACGGCCGTAGTATCATCTTGATCTTCTACATACATTATTTGTTGGGCTCGAATGATTGCAGCATATTGTATTTGAATCTGTGACCAAATTATATCTGCTGCGGTTAAGTCCCCCATCGATTCAATTATTTCTAAAGTTTCCTTTGGCATATATCGTGAGAACAACCCATGTTTTCTAGCTGCTGAGTTACGTTGTGCAAATTTCCTTTTGGGATTCGGATTTCCTGCTCCTTTTCTACTTCCAGGTCGATAGCGTTGCTCTTTTTCCGTTGCAACTTTTTTATTTCGTTGCGTTGCATTATCGTTGCGTTGCCACTTCTCTCTATTTTTTCTACTACGAATGGTAGAATCTTTCACCCCATGCTTTTCAGCTAAAGCTTTAAAAGTAATGGTAGATGATTCCCACTCTTTTCTAATTTCTTCCCAATTGGTCATACCACCACCTCATTGTTAATCACATATTAAAAAGGCACTCACGCTATTTGCATGAATGCCTTTTACAAATTTTATATTTTACATAATTTTACCTACTACCATTATCTCTTATTTGTATTGAACTTACAATGGCGCTTTAGTGACATTTTTTATCAGTCAATCATCTTAACGCTATCGATTCCAAACATCAAGCCTGACAAGGTTTCACATGCTTTATTTATGTTTCTATAAACAGTTCGTGCATCTATTTTGTGACAGTCAGCAATGTCATCGACTGTCATTTTCTCATCTGCAATGTACATTTTATAAACTATATCAAATCGCCTTTTCTCTTCTGGCTTATCCGATTGTTCGCACATAATCCCATAAACACTTATCATCTGATCCATAAATTTTATCATTGCTAGTGTTCTTTTTTTACTTCTCTGGATTGACTCCACTATCTGTTCATCGTCTTCGATTATGGATAATACTTCATCTCTATTTTCGTAATTTTTTAACTCCAATTCAATGTCTTTCGAATGCAATTTAAAAGTCCGATATTTTCTAAGAAGTAATTTAATGTTTCTTAATCGTCTATCTGCTCGATCTTTTTGATATTTCTTCACCTGTTCCCTATGGGCCTCTATTGCTTTTTGTGAAGCGATTTCCGTAATTAGTTTTAACTGATTCTCTGTAATGTGCATAAGTTAAGCCCCCTCTTTAACTTTTTCAATTCGTGCCTTTAATGCGGATAAAAGACTATCTTGTGTTGATGCTTTACCTTTCAGTGCATCTTCAACATTTTCATCCATTCCTCCTTGAACAATCAACTGGTGGATGAATACTTTTTCTTTCTGCCCTTGTCTAGCTAAACGTGCGTTTGCTTGTTGGTAAAGTTCCAAACTCCAGTTTAATCCAAACCATATGACGTGATTTCCCCCTTCTTGAAGGTTTAATCCGTAACCGGCAGAAGCTGGGTGTGCTAGTAATATATCAATCTCTTTATTGTTCCAATCGGCTTCATCCTGGGCTGTTTTCAATTCTCTTACTCGTAATTTTGATTTCTCCAATGCTTTTTTAATTCGATCTTTGTCATGTTGAAAGCTGTAAAAGACCAATGCAGGGGATCCGTTTAACGCTTCGATCAATTCTAGGAATGCTTCCATCTTGTTGTTATGGATGTCTACAACATTCCTGTCCTCGTCATAAACCGCACCATTACAAAGCTGAAGTAATTTACCACCTAGTACCGCTGCTGAAGTAGCAGTTATTTCAGTTTCGTCTACTTCCAGAAGCATTTCCTTTTCCAGTTTTTCATAATCCCGTTTAGCTTTATCATCTAAAACAACCGGCACAGAGTTGTAGGTGATTGGTGGAAGCTCGATATAATCTTCTGCCTTCATACTCACCACGATATCTCCGATTAGGTTATATATAGCTTTGTCAGCCCCTTCTTTAGGTGCATAAGAGAAAACTCTATCTCGGTTTCGTTGGTCTGGTTCAAAATATCTCTCTCGGAATCCGGTAATCTTGGTTCCTAGTCGTTGCCCGCCGTCTAGTAAATAGATTTGCGCCCATATATCCATCAACCCGTTAGGGGAAGGAGTTCCGGTTAACTGAATTTGCCGTTTGATGTGCGGTTTTATTTGTTTTAAGGCTTTAAATCTTTTGGACTGGTGATTTTTAAAACTACTAGATTCATCAATCACTACCATGTCAAACGGCCAACTGTTTCGGTAGTAGTCTACTAACCAAACCACGTTATCTCGGTTGATAATATAAACATCTGCAGGTGTGTTTAAGGCTTTGATTCGTTTAGCTTGGGATCCTAACACGATGGAAAATCGTAATAGTTTCAAGTGCTCCCATTTCTTTGCTTCATTCGTCCAGGTTCCCTGGGCCACTTTTTTAGGTGCGATAACTAAAACCTTGTTAACGGCAAAACGGTTATATTTTAAATCATTAATGGCTGTTAAGGTAATTACAGTCTTGCCTAAACCCATATCCAACCATAAGGCTAAATTCGGACTAGCTAAGATGCGATTTATGTTGTACTTTTGATAGCTGTGTGGAATAAACTTTGTCATAGTCTTTCCATCAGATCCATGAATTGATCTACCCTTTCTTTGCTATCCAGTACAGAAACCTTGCACCCAAAGTTTTTTAAATCTCGCATCTGTTTAACCTGCAAGGGCCTTGGCTTTTTGCCTGGTGCTTTCAACTCAACAAAATAAATATTATTACCCGGAAAAATTACAATTCGATCTGGAACTCCGTCATTTCCGGGAGATTCAAATTTATAAGCTTTCCCGCCTGCTTTTTTTACTTCTTTTCGTAAGTACTCTTCAATCTCTTTTTCTCTCATTGAGGCAACCTCCAAAACCATTCTGTGGTGCTTCCATCTTCATTCCAAATTGAATTGTTCAAAGTTTCTATGCCTAGGCTTTTTCTGGCTTTTTTGAATTCTGATTTTTTAAATCCTTGCTTTTTAAACTCTTGGCGTACAGCATCGCATAAAGTCCAATCCTTACCTCTCAAATAATCGTAAAGCCATTTTTCACATTCTGACATTTGATCTTCTCCTTTCACAAAGGCAACTTTCTCACCGTTCACATGTATATGATTTAAAAATAGGGCGTTTAGGTAGTATAGGTTAATACTCTATCTACCTAAACTATCTATTTTTATATTTTATATATATTAAGGTAGACAAAGTAGACATAGTATAATAAATATAGATATAACAAGGGTTTAGGCGTCTACTTTCCTGTCTACTTCCTCTATTTTTCAAAGTAGA